GATGGCGAGAATTTGGGAATCGAAATGATAGCCTTCACGAGTATGCCGGCCATAAAGGTGAAGGGACTTGCTTTCAATAGCGAGAATAAGATGCTTTTCGCTGATGATGTGAAATATCGCATCACTGCACCAGCCATGATACCGATGGACATTTATCGCAGAGATTCTGAAGAGGGTGACTATTATGTGCAGTTCACCGCTGATGTCATTGAGAAGATTCACGCCAAGTTTATGGCTGACCTCCGCAATCGTGACATCTTCAATCTGGAGCATGACACTGATAAGAAGGTACCAGCCTACATCCTTGAAACATGGATCGTGGACAACCCAACCAAAGACAAAGCATTCAGCACATTTGGCATCGAGGTACCGGAAGGAACTCTCATGGTGACTGCTCAAGTGACTGACCCAGAGTACTACAACAAATTGGTTGAAGAGGGTCAAGTTGGTTTTTCCATCGAAGGCTTCCTTGGTCTGAAACTTTCGGAACAATTAAATCTTAATACAATGAAGTTACCTGATGGAGAGCACACCATTGAGGACAAAATCTATGTCGTTAAAGACGGCGAGGTTGTTGAAATCAAAGAGGTGGAAAAAGAACCAACTGAAGAAGTGGTTGAGGAAGAGATGTCAACTGAAGAGGTTGCAATGGAAGAAACAACAGTTGAAGAGACAACTGAAGAGTCTACCACTACCGAAGAGGAGATGGCTATCGACCCAGCAACAGACGCAGAAGCTATCCTTGCAATCGTCTTGCCAGTGATTGAGGAGCGTGAGAAGGCATTGATTGCCATCATCGCTGACCTCCGCAATCAAATGGAAGAGATGTATGCAGAGAAAGAAGAAGAGAAGGCAGAGGAGCAAATTGCCGAGGCTACAATGAGCCAAAAATTTGCCGCATTTAAGCAATTCAGTAATCAATAAAAAACAAATAAAAATGTCAAGAAAACTCCGTTTCGATTTGGATGTTGACGCATCCGCTTTATTGGCAGCGAACCCAGAGGCATTCTACTCTAAAGCATATTTAGCAGAAGAATCAATCGCTGACAACTACCGTCTACTTCCAGGTGTGAAGTCAAAGACGAAACTTGCCACCGTACTATTCGGTAACGTGCTCCAGGCATCCAGCTGCCCATTCGATGCTCCAACTGATGACTTGAGCGCAGTTGAAATCGATGTTTGTGCATTAAGCGCAATGGCTCAAATCTGTCAATTCGACCTTGAGCAATCATTCCTCGCCCTTCAAATGGCTAAAGGTTCAAATGGTGACTTTACTGTTGCTTCTTTCATGGATTTCTACTGGAATGAAATGGCTTTGCAAATCGGTCAAGACATCGAGCTTATCCGTTGGCAAGGTGACACAACAAGTGAGAACGCTACTTTGGCTCTTTGTGATGGTTACATCAAAGGCTTATTGGCTGACTCAACTGTCATCGATGTAAACAATACAACGGTAAATGCTGGAAACGTTTTGACAGAGCTTGCAAAAATTTTCGCAGTAGCTCCAGCTGCAATCGTGCGCAAGAAAGCTGACCTTCGCTTGTATGTTTCTACAAACATCGCAAACGCATACGAATTGGCTGCTGCTTCTGGCAACACCATGACTTATGTGACTACTCCATTGGCATTGACTTACCTTGGTGTGAAAGTTGTTGTTTGTGAAGGTATGCCGAATGACACTGCTGTCTTGGCTCTTAAAGGCTCGCTTATTTATGCATTTGATGCTGAAGGTGACTCTAAAGCGTTGAAAGCTGTCAACCTTTCTGACACTGTTGCTGAGCCGTACATCCGCACTCGTGCCAACATGAAAGTTGGTTTCACTCACGTGAATGGTGCGCAAATCGTACTTTACTCATAGTATATCCAGGGGGGTGAAATTCCCCCCTATTTTTTAAACTGATAAATCAAAAATTATGGCTTGTGAAGCTTTAGAAACAATCGTGAAATCATGCGACAACAATAGTGGTGGCATTGAAAAGATTTGGATTAATCAGCAAGACAATATTGCGTCAATCGATTTAGATGACACAAACACCTGGACAATTGATGCTATCACTTTAGCTGGTGGTGCTCCTGACTATACTCCTTTCGAGATACGCAGAAACACTGGAAGCTATGTTGAAGATGCAGCCATCGACCTCGTGAATGGTTCATCTTATGTGACTGCGACAATCTCTTTGATGTTCCACCGTCGTGACCAAGACAAATCTCAAGCAATCAAAATCTTGGGTGCTGGTCAGCAATACCTTAACGCAATCGTGAAGGATATGAATGGCAAGTACTGGTACTTCCCATTCCTTCAGTTGAGTGCTGTTGGTGAAGGTTCAGGTACTACTCGTGCAGATGGTAGCAAGTACTCTGTGACATTGATCGCAGAGAATGACTTCCTTGCATACGAGATTGAAGAGGCTGCTGTGAATGCTGTCATTGCTTAATCAAAAATCAACCTACTATAAAGAGCCATCCACACCGGGTGGCTTTTTTTGTGAACAAAATTTGACCCTATTGCAATATAAGTAAATGATTTACATTAACAAGGGAGAGGTGAATTCGATTGTGCTGACACTGACAGAGGTGTCGACATTGACTTCGCCATTTTATTTGTTCGTTTTTCAGAACGAAATGAACCCAACATCCGACCCAATACTCTTCACAGCTCCAGACGACTCCGACTATCCAGAGAGATTCAACCTATTCTATTTGGATGAGCCCGTTGATGTCGAGCTAATGAAGGGACAATATACATACTCGGTGTATGAATCCACCATACCTCCAACAGAAATCAGCGACACTACTGGTGTTGTGATTGAAGAGGGCAGAATGGTTGTGAGTGGCGCATCGACATCATCAATTTACGATTAATCATGGGCATATTCGATAGATTCAGAGCACAAAAACCAGCAGAGATGGAAGTCATCTCGCCAAATTATGAGGCATTCAGCACACCATTCCTCAAGGTAGGTGGCGCAAACCTCTCTTTGCCATACGTCAACGGTAGATACACAACTGCTGGATGGATTTCATTTGGCCAGGACAATATGTATCCAGAGCTACTCAATCAAATGGTGTTCAGCTCGCCACTTCATGGTGCCATCGTGGACTATAAGACCAACGCTGTCATTGGTGGTGGCTTCGACATCAAAGTTGAGGGCGCAACTGCCAAGGATTTGCTTGACCTCTACACATTCGAGAAGAAAATCAACATCAAAAAGATTGCACGAGCAGTCACCGAGCAGTTGATTGTGCACAATCGTGTGTACTTTCGCCTGGTATTTGATGAGAAAATGAAGCTCAAGAGAGTGCACAACGTATCTCCAGAGAAGGTGAGACGTGGTCGTCAACCAAATCAGTACTTCATCTGTGAGGATTGGTCGGCTCGAATCAACGTGCAAGAAATCAAACGTCATCACCCGACTTGCACTGACACAGAACAGTTGTTCGTTTATGAGGTTGAGACACTTGGTCAAGATTGGTATCCGTTGCCAAAGTACAGCTCTGCACTTAACTTCGCATTTTTGAGTGGCGACCTTTCATTTTTTGCAAAGTCGAACATTCAGAACAGCATCTTCCCATCGTTTGCGATCATGTTCCCAAAACGTCCGCAATCGGAAGAAGAAAAGAACGTACTCAGAAACACCATCGACAAGCTCAAAGGAGCTCAGAACGCTGGCAAGACTGCCGCATTTTTTGCGAACTCACAAGACCAGCTTCCAAAGATTGAGAGCATCCCAACCAACTCGAATGACAAGCTCTTCCAGGAAGCATCCGCATTGAACACAGAACAAATCTGTTTCGCTCACACCATTGACCCAATCTTGATGGGTGTCCGCACCACTGGCTCTCTTGGTTCTGGTAGCGACATCAAGCAAGCATATGTCATCTTTGAAAAGAATGTCGTGATGCCGCTCAGAGAGCAGGTGCAAGATATCTTCAATGAGATTATGCATATCGCCAAGCTCGGCTTCGCTGACTTCAAAATCAACAACTTCCAAATCATCAATGAGTCAATCGTTGAAATCGAAGGAGATGCCAGCAAGACATCTGATGCACTTAATGCAATGAGCCCATTGGTTGCTACCAAAGTACTCGAGCAGATGACTGTCAATGAGGTCAGAGCACTCGCATCACTTCCACCGATTGAAGGTGGTGACCTCACTCAAGCACAAGCAGCAGCACAACCTCAAACACCTCAAGCGTAATGTTGTATTTTATCACAGAAAACTACCTCAAGACCAACACACCAATCACCGCCAATGTGGATGTGACTGATGTATTCCCATATGTAGCCACTCAAGCACAGCTCCGAGTGATGCCGATATTGGGCACCGTATTCTACAACCACTTGCTCGAGGCATACAACGATCAGACTCTCACACCTGAAGAGGAGCAGCTCGTGCTGTTCATTCAGCCGGTCATCGCATGGAGGTCTGCTGAAGATGCAGTCTTTGGATTGACGTATCAGCTCAAGAACAAAGGTCTCCAGCAACAGAG